ACCTCCGGCGCCTCCCCCGCCGCCGCCGACAACGACAGTTGTCACGACGACGACCTCGACGAGTACATCCACAACGACCGTGCCGGCGACCACGACCACAACGACAACCACGACTACGACAGTCGCCCCAACCTCGACTTCCTCAACGACGACATCTACGACGACAACGTCGCCGCCTTCTTCGACAACTACCGTGCCCGCCACAACAACGTCGTCACCTGCGAGAACGGAATCTCCTACACCATCGACGGAGCCTGCCAAGCCTGCGGCCGTTACCACGTCCACATCCACGACGCTCGCACCAGTGCAGGTCTTTGAAACAACGACTACCACCACCCTTCCTCCGCCCCCACCAGCGGACGCCCCAGTCGAAATCAAAGAAGCGTTCGAAGAAGAAGTAAACATCTACGCCAACGAGGGCTACGACGACTACATCCCGGTCGGCTCCACCGTGGACGTTGCCACCCGCCGAACCGTCACAGCGGCATCTGTCATAATTACTAACAGTCCTATTGTCGTCGCCCGCCGGAGACTCAAATGAAATATCTGAGAATCCTTGCGGAAGCTGCGATCATGGCAGGCGGACTACTGCTGGTCATCATCACGTTGTCAGGTCAAACCCGTGACACGGCAATAGTTATCAGCATCGCATCTGTTATTGTGTACATCCTTTCCCAGTTAGTCCCCTCAGACGATTAGCGTCGGCTAGAATTGGAGCCATCATGTTGAAGACCGTTGCCACCCGCCTGCTCGCCACCTTCGTAGCCGCCGCAGTCCCCAACATTCTGATCGGTTCGCTGGTTGATGTGGACGTGTGGAAGGCCGCTGTCATGTCGGGCGCGGTTGCGGTCCTCGGCGTCGCCCAAGCTCTTGCTGTCGCCTACAAGGACGGCAAGTTGACCGCCGCTGAAATCGACAGCGCGTTCAACAAGTGACCGATGCCTACTTGGGCCGCAGTCCTTCTGGCAGTTGTGGCACCAGGTGGGGTAATCGTCACTCTTCTTGAACGGGTGAGACGTGAGAACAGCCGGGATCACGCCACCAACTCTGAGATGTTGAAACAGATCGACGGGAAAGTCGACAAGATTGATTCCCGTCTCGATTCTCACATCGACTGGCACGCACACAACGACTGAATGCCTCCATCGTGGAGGAGTGGGAGAACTAGTGGACCGAGCAATGATCCTTGACCTTCGTGCATTTCTGACTAGAGTGGTACCCCGAGGACCGATTGAGGCTGACCGTTTGGCTTCAATCATGCACCGATTGGAGGGGTATGGGACTCGCACAGGCATTACAGGACATACCGGAACCGAAACCGAATCTTCGATGCAAGATCGCCTTACTGCGTAGCGAGCTGTCTGGCGACGATCTTGCAGCCTTTGAAACCGCTTTGGAGGCGGTTGCTTCGATGCCGCGTGAGGCCCGTATGGGACGTACGAATGGTGCTACCGCCACCTGGCTAGCGAATGTTCTGACTGCGAACGGTCATCCGGTCAAAGACGGAACGATCCAGCGGCATCTGCGAAAGGATTGTTCCTGTGAGTCTCGCTGACGACATCAAGAACGGTCCGCCCCCGTCAAAGAAAGATGTGTTGGGCAAGATCGCCCACCTGCTCGAACGGAACGGGATCGACGTTGAAGAGGTGGGGAAGATCACCCGTGTCAACGTGTGGCAGGGCTTCTACAAGGATGATGAGGGGGAGGCGCACACTGTCGATATGGCAGGGTTGTCGTTCTCGCCGGCTTGGGAGGACGGACCGGAGTGGAATCCGGTCAATCAGGGTCCGCCCGTCAAATGCTCTGTAAGGCCCGTCAAAGGCGTTGTACGGCCCGAAGGGTACCGGACTGCTGTCATTGTGCCTGACGCCCAAATCGGGTATTACAGAAGCACTGAGGGTGAGCTTGTTCCGACGCATGACGAGAAGGCAATCGAGTTGTGCCTGTCCGTGATGCGCGAGGTGAACCCTGATCTGGTGGTGTGTGTCGGGGACAACTTTGACGGTCCCGAGTTCGGCAAGTACCGCCTGTCTCCTGCGTTTGCTTTGACTACGCAGGCTTCCATTGACCGTTGCACCACGTTCGCTGCCGAGTTACGAGCCTGCGCCCCGAACGCCGACATCATTTGGCTCGCTGGGAACCATGAGGAAAGGCTGGTGAACTATGTACTCGATAACGCAAAAGCTGCGTTCGGCATCAAGAAGGGTAATGATCCGAGCGGTTGGCCTGTTCTTTCTATTCCTTACCTCTGTCGTTTCGACGACAGTGGGGTTGAGTATTTGGCTGGCTACCCGGCATCCGTTTATTGGATCAACCAGAAACTCCAAGTCATCCACGGAACCAAAGTCCGATCCAACGGGTCAACAGCCCACGCCTACCTCTCAGACTCCAAAGTCTCCGTGGTCTACGGTCACATCCACCGTCGTGAATGGGCGGAGAAAACGAGACAGGACTGGGACGGAGCCAAAACCGTTATGGCCGCATCCCCTGGCACGCTCGCAAGAACGGACGGAGCAGTTCCTTCAACACGGGGCGGCATCGACTTGGACGGACGCCCGCTTTCAGTCGTGGAAGACTGGCAACAAGGGTTCGCAGTAATCACCTACGAAGAAGGCGACGGCCAGTTCTGGTACGAGCAAATCCCGATCCACCAGAACCAGTGCATGTGGCGAGGTAAACTGTACGAAGCATGAAGTCCGTAGCCCTCCGCATCCTCGCCGTGTTCGCCTATTCAGCGATGGCTGTCATCGGTGGCTCTGCGATTGTCGGAGGTATCCCCGTGTGGAAGGCGGCGGTGCTGGCCGGTATTTCTGCGACCGCGCATGTCGTGGAGAAACTGGCCCGCGCTTACGCCGACGACGGGGTGATCACCAAGGAAGAGCTTGACGCCGCGTTCCAAACCAACGCACCACAGGAGAACCGTGAAAGAACTGTACGAGTGCGATAACTGTGGGGAAGTCTGGACCGCCCGTGAAGGTCGGCGTTGTCCATCTTGCGGTGGACACGGACACCCGACTGATGGGTGAGGTCTACGACGAAACAGACAAGACATGGCCGATGGTTGTCGTGCAATGGCGTGACACCCATGCGGCACCTGGCACTTGGGTGATGACCGAGGACTACGAGCCGGAGGAAGTGCTGCCGATTTCGGTGGGTTGGGTGTGGCCGAAGAAGAAGGAAGGTTTCCTGACGTTGGTCGGGACCGTGGTGAACACGGCTGAGGAACCGGAGATGGTGTCTGACGTGAACCACATCCCGTTGGAGAACATCATCCGCATGTTCAGCCTCGCCACCCATCTGCCTGTCAATTGGTTCGATGAAGATTTGACTTGACGACTGTCACACCCCCGACGTAAAGTCGCGTTCACTCAACTAGGAGGTACAAGTGAGCAGAACAACCGTCCCCAAACCGCCCCACGGCAGTCTCGAATGGCTCCGTATCCGTCACCGTGACGAGGTCGGCCTGCCAGTCGTGTCCGCATCCGAAGCAGCAGCAGTCCACGGGATGCACAGGTTCAAGTCCAAGTACGGGCTGGCAATGGAGAAGATGGCCGCCGAACCGGAGGTCACCGAGACCACTCGTGCGATGGACCGAGGTAACCGGCTGGAACCAGTGATCATTGACTGGGCATCCGACGATCTCGGTATCGACTTGGTATCACCCGAACTGATGTACCAGTACCAGGGCGGGTTCGCTTCGATGGTTGCCACGTTGGACGCGATCAACGCCATCGGGCCTGCCGCTCACCCTGAGATCGTTGTTGAAATCAAGACGTACAACAGGGAATGGTCGCCCGCGAACATGCCTCCGTACTGGTGGTTCCAAGGTGTCCACCAGGCAGTGTGCGCTGGGGTCGACGTGATTCATTGGGCGATCTTTGACAGCACCCTTGACTTGCACATCCATGAGCAACACGTTGGCGAAGATGACAAAGAATTGCATATTGCCGCTGTTGGCGAGTTTTGCAAACAGGTGTCAATCGGTGTCATTCCCGAGGATTGGCAGGCCACCTATGCCGAGGTGTCCGCGCACGCCCCCGAGAACGACGGTGCCGCCGAGTTGGATGACCACGCCCAACTGATTGACTCGTTGCGTGAGGTGCAGGCGGAGAAGAGAGAACTTACAGACCGTGAGGACGAACTGAAAGCTCAACTCGGTATTGTGCTTGACGGTCGTGAGTCAGGAACCATTGACGGTAGGGAGGTTGTCACTTGGAAGCAGCGATCTCGGACCTCGTTCGACGCCAAGCGATTCGCTCAGGAGCAACCCGACCTTCATCACCAATATCAGATCAGTTCAACGTATCGCGTAATGAACATCAAAGGAGGAAGCAAGTGAGTACCAACGACAAGTTGGCACAGATTGTCAAGGACCATGCGGTCCCTGACCCGTCGCTGGTTGGGAAACTGCCGAGAGGTGGCACCCAACTGGACTACGTCGGCCATGCCGAGGTCACCAAAATCCTGTTGGAGATCGACCCGTTGTGGTCGTTAGAACCTGTCGCGTTCGATGAGGCAGGTCTGCCGGCCCGAGAGAAGATCGGGACGATGATCCAGGCAGGGTTCTGGATGACTGTGCTCGGGCACCGTCGGTACTGTGTCGGTTCAGTTGAGGACCGCAAGGTTGATGTCGGCAAAGAGT